TACCTAAGTGGGATAAAAATATTAAAGATGTTAATGATGCTGTTGTAAAATATGGAAAAGTTCCTACATTTTTTAGTATATTAAATAATGCTTCAAATAATAAATTAAAGGTAGAATTACAAAGGAGACGAATTGAAAGACAATTATAATAACATTAAAGACGAACTTAATAAAGTTGAAGTACAAATGTTATTTTTGCGTATGATGATAACAAATGTTGAGCTTTATACTAGAGTTATGAACATTATGAATGTAAATAACTTTGATAAAAGTTTAAGACCTGCAGTTGAATTTATAATTAATCATTGCAAAGACTACAATGCAATGCCTAATCCTTTACAGATAAAAGCAACAACGGGTATAGAAGTTGAAACAATTACAGAATTATCAGATGGTCATTATGAATGGTTTTTGCATGAATTTGAAATATTTACAAGACAGGAAGAAATAACAAGAGCAATTTATAAGTCAGTTGATTTATTAGACAATAAAGAAACTAAGAATTGGAGTCTAATTGAAAATCTAATTAAAAATGCAGTGCAAATTAGTTTACAACGTGACATGGGTACTGATTACTTTGCAGATCCTAGAGGAAGACTTTTAGGTCTTAAATCAAATAATGGGCAGATAAGTTCAGGCTGGCCTACACTTGATAATAAGTTATATGGAGGATTTAATAGAGGAGAATTACAAATATTTGCAGGTGGATCTGGTTCGGGAAAATCACTTATCATGCAAAATTTATCAGTTAATTGGTTACTTGCAGGTATCAATGGAGCATATATTACACTTGAATTAAATGAAGGTTTATGTGCCCATAGAATTGATGCTATGATGACTGATACACCAAGCCGTGAAATTTTTAAAGAATTAGATACAGTTGAAATGAAAATTAAAATGTTATCTAAAAAAACAGGAAAGTTTAGAATTAAATATCTCCCTGCACAAAGTAATGTAAATGATGTGCGTGCTTATGTAAAAGAACTTGAAATACAAACAGGAGTTAAAGTAGATTTTCTTTGTATTGATTACTTAGATTTATTAATGCCTGTAGGAGCAAAAGTAAGTCCTAGTGATTTATTCGTAAAAGACAAATATGTTAGTGAAGAATTAAGAAACTTAGCAAAAGAGTTAAATGTACTGTTAGTCACTGCTAGTCAATTGAATAGAACGGCAGTGGATGAAATTGAATTTGATCATAGTCATATTAGTGGTGGTATTAGTAAAATTAATACAGCAGATAACGTGTTCGGCATATTTACCAGTCGAAGTATGCGTGAACGAGGACAATATCAATTACAGTTAATGAAAACACGCAGTAGTAGTGGGGTAGGACAAAAAATAGAACTTGAATTTAACGTAGAAACATTACGCATAACCGATCCTGATTTAGAAGATAAAGCTAAATATGTTCAGCAACCATCAGCGAACGAACTTATGAAACAAATTAAACCAAATTCGACTTTAAATGATAAGGTACATGAAGTAGTTGATCCTATAAATAAAAAAATAACAGCGGATATACAATCAACTAGATTAAAAAGTTTACTTAATACGCTTACTAATAAAAAATGAATAAAAATAAATTTTTGATATGTTTTTATCCTGGAAGTTCTGGAAGATTTTTAGCCGTCTTGTTACATAGATTAATTAATCAGAGTGAGGACCCAATCATTATAAGTAAAAATAATTCCGCCCATGAAAATACATATTACGTAGGTCATGGAATGCATGACCCACACTTTAATATTTATGAGCGATTGATTTGGCATGATAATATAAATCACAAACATCATATACTTCCTGAATATAAATTAAACAGACTTTTTTTAATATACACACATTGTTTTCCATTTAATTCTTCTAAAAACATTAATGAAGACGTTGCTAAAAGCACTATTATTTTATTAAGATTGACGATAGATGATGTTAAAGAAATAACTTTTAATAGTTTGTACAAAAATTCTGAAATTAGAGTTAGCAAAAAAGCATTAGAATTGTTTGTAAAGATTAATAATAAATTTAAAGAAAAAGATTCATTAAATTGGTTTATAGAAAAAAAGTCAAATTTCAGTAATGTTATAGAAATTAATTATCAAAGTATATATGAAAAAGAAAATGGGAAGTATAAACTTTTTACCATACTTCAAAATATTACAGGAATTGAAAATATACCAAAAGTATGTTATACATCACTTGAAACTTATATTAAAAACAGAAACGAACTTGTCCAAAAGTACAATTTACGATAAATGAATAAAAATAAATTTTTGATATGTTTTTATCCTGGAAGTTCTGGAAGATTTTTAGCAGCATTATTTAATAGATTTATATTTCAAATAGATACTAATATTAAATTATGTAATAATAATTCTGCACATGATGATTGGGGCGGACAATATATAATGTATATTAATGATAATATTGTATATAAGATGCCTAATGATATAATTATAACACATGATTTTCCAAATTATAGTTCGGAAAGTTTAACAGATGATATGAAAAAAAGAATAGTTATTTTAATAAGGTTATGTGAGGATGATGTTAAAGAAATTTATTTCAATCGTGAACTAAAAAATCTTAAAATTAAATTGAAAAATAAAGCTTTGGATTTAGTTGTAAAACAAAAATGGGTTAAAGATTGGTACATTGATGATTTTATAATCAAAAAATCAAATTTTAATAATGTTGTAGAAATTAATTATAAAAGTATATTTGAAAAAGAAAATCATAATTATAAACTTTTAAACACAATACAAAATATTACAGGTGAAAATATACCACAGTCATGTTATACATCACTTGAAACTTATATTAAAAACAGAAACGAACTTGTCCAAAAGTACAATTTACGATAAATATTTTAATGCAAAAGAAAACTAGAAGCCTTTTAGAAGAATTAGAACTTATAGGCAATAATCGTGATGTTTCACACCTTATTGAAAATAGGGCTAGAAATATAATTACCAGTGCTATAAATCTATTAGAACTTATAAACAAGCACTACGATAAAAATACAGCAGAAGTATTAGAGCGTAAGCTTTTGAATTCAATTAGGGTAAGAGACCAAGATAAATTTACCAAGTCACTTAAAAAAAATGAACATAACTGAATCACTAGCATATTTTAGAGACAAACTAGAGTATATTACTGAAGCCTTTAAGGGAGGACATGCACCACATCCTGAAGATTGGGTTTACATGAATGGTAAAAAGGGTGCTGAAGATGCAAAAAATGCTATAATATCTACAATAGAAAATCCAAATGACATTACTATTAAATGGGACGGTTATCCTGCATTAATATTTGGTCGTGGCAAAGATGGTAAATTTATTATTGCAGATAAACACATGTTTAATAAAGCTGATGGATCAGGTAGAAATATACATAGTCCTGAAGAATTTAGAGATTATGATTTAGCACGTGGTAAAGATCGTAGTAATTTATTAGATTATATAACAAATATTTGGGACGACCTAGAACGTGCAAGTCAAGGTACTAAAGGTTATTATTGGGGAGACTTTCTTTTTAGTCAACCACTGACTCCTACAAAAGAAAAAATAGGTAATCGTGTACGTGATGTTTATAGTTTTAAAGCTAATCCAAATGGAGTTGAATATAAGATTGATGTAAATAGTGATTTGGGTAGATTAATTACGAATAAAATGGCAGGTGTTGGCGTACATATGACATTACCAGCTGATGCCGCTGAACGTGCTATTAAACAGCAAGAATTAGAAAATAAATTAGCTGAAAAAGAAGGCCGTAAAGCCAAAAAAATAAGCCCAACTGATATGAGTAGTAGTTTAGGCGGGACTATAGGTAAGTTAAAAAATAATACTAACGTTGCTATATTACCCAGTAAGCTTACTCAAAAGACAGATTTACAAGTTCCTACACAAGCATTAGCTAATGTAAATAAAGCCATACAAGCATATGGAAAAACGGTTGATCAATTTTTAAGCAATGCACCTATACCTGTTGACGCATTTAGAGACAATTTACTAGGGGTTTTTATTAATAATAAAATTAATACAGATGATGGTACAGGTAGAAATTTACAAAGTAATTTAGCACAAGACTTTTATGATTTTGCTAAACAAAGAAATATGCCAAAATCTCATAAGGCAGCATTATTCACACATGTTGATCCTAAAACAAATCAAACAGTTCCAGGTTACTTAGATAATAATACAGAAGGCATACAAGCATTTTTTATGCTATGGTTAGCTATATATCAATTAAAAATGGCAGTATGGCAACAATTAGACCAAGCAGAGGCAAATAGTCCAGTTACCGGAGTCTTAAGCGATAAAACGTTAGGACAAGAAGGTTACGTTTCACATGGTATTAAATTTGTTAACAGACCTAAGTTTAGTCGCTTGAATGCTATTGGAAGAATGAAAAAATAAATCCAAAACCATATTTTTTTAGTATTGGCATAAATAAGTGTAGAGCTAAGGCTCATACTTAAAAGGAAATTCAAATGGCACAATTTACCCGCGCAAATGGAGATATGAAACAGGTATTATGGTTAGATGCACCATCATATACCAATACTGGCGTTAATGCAGTTACATCAGCAGTAACAGTTCAACCACAAGGTCCAAAACTTGACTTTTTTACCATTACTTTAGCAGATGTTACAGCCAACACAACTATTGCACTTCAAGCTGTACAAACAATTCAACAATTAGCTACAATCTATATCTATGAATTCACTGATACAGGTACAGATACTTTAGCAGTAGCAGTTTATCCTACAGGTGCTTGGACAACTGGTACATTAACAACTGCTATTGACACAGCAACAGGTGGTTCATCAACAGTAACAGCAACAGCAACATTTACAAACTAATTATTAGTTTGCATCTTAAAAAGGCCCATAATATGGGCCTTTTTTTATGGTTATATATTATTAGTTAAATAATTAATGCCACATATAATTCGTTGTTATACACTGTTTGATATTACTCAAAGTGGAGTAATTAATCGTTCTAAACCAAGCGAAGATGTTGATCCTGTCGATTGGAGATACAAACGTAACACACAATGTAACTTTGATACTGTTTTACAGGCAATAAGTTTACGAAGCCAACCTGAGGTCATATCGAAACCAAAACAAATTCAAATTGAAGAATTTGAAAATTTTGGGTTTATGTTTCTGTCAGAAGAAAATAAAAAATATCCATGTTGGACATTTGATTTCACTGTACAACATGCTAGTGTATTTGATGATGGGATAGAAAGATTAGGATATTTATATAATGATTGTAACAATATTCCAATGGTTCACTGTGGTACAGAATGGAAAAAATTACCTAATTTCTTAGATACATCAAATGAATTACGTAATATATATTTTGAGGTAATAAATGATGAATAAGATAGAAGTTAAGAAATTAAATAAATTTTTTCAAAAAGAATTCAAACAACAATCAAAGATTGCAATTTTTCAAAATGAAAATGGAACTTTTGATTTGTTTGATAGATTTATTATCGTTAAAGAACAAAATACTTTTATAGTGAAGGTAAAAAACACATACCAAGACAAGAGTTTTTTCTCACTTAAATATGCTGTAACATACTGTATATTTTGCCAAAAAACTTTATTCGCTGCATCAAATAGATTAGAATTCTTAGATAAAATAATTGAATCAATAAATGCTGAAATAGAAATTCATAAAAATTTAATAAAAAAGTCCAAAGACATTGATAAAAAAGATGTATATTTAAGTAAGCTTACCGAGAACTTGTACCGTAAAAAAAATTTTATAAAAG